ATTAGAAATTAGATACACATGATACCAAGTGCTCGCAGACATCGAACCCGTATCTAATCCATTAGCTCCTGTAGTCGTAAAATCTACTGATACAGACACGCTAGTCCCTTCCACACCTTCAACATCTACATTGGAAGCTGTAATATCCAACTTAGTATCCGGAGAAACCGTATTGTTTACGACCAACAAGTCCGGAGCTAATATAGCTTTATAATTAGTTGATTTTGAACTAACTATAAAACTACGAACGTCCTTTATGTTAGAAGCAGTTATAGAAGTAGCACCTGCAGATATTGTAACCTCAGCCAGAACGAGCTTACCCCCATAACTCGGAGCAGTAGGAGAAGACGAAGCCGTTCCAGAAGAATCTATCATAACTGTTCCATCAGTATGAACATACACAAGATATACTTTACTGAGAGATCCAGGAGCAGTCATAAGTATAATCTGGTCGTCTATATCATATGTCTGGCTTCCAAAATTACACCAACCACCCTTCACCCTTACATACATAGAAGCCGGACTCGTCGGCTCTACTTTCAAAAATTTAGTCATCGTGAGGGGATTTGTTCTATTGTATATACGATTAGTTTCATCATACCCATAGTCAAATCCTGTTAAAGTAGAACCTGAGTATAAACATTTTCCTACAATCACATCTCCCGCCTCTATGCTACCTAAAGCAACTGCATGAACCGTCATATAATTGGAAGTTGATTCAGCATATTCCCACCTAAGAACTACATAAGGCGTAGAAGACCCTACAGTGACATTAGTAGTCTCCGTAGTCTCAACATGGACTTGATGATACTCGCCACTAACTGTATCACCTATCTCACATTGTAGTGTGCTAAGAGTTACAGTTGCATTGTCAACTTTTGTCAAATAACCACCTTCATAAATACCCACTGGGCGACAACTAATACCTATTCTATTGACAACCTCAGAATCAGCTGGGTCATAGAATTTTACTGCAATTATTTGAGTATCAGACCAACTCATTTTTCCTCCTTATCATCTATTTATTGTTACTCTTACTCGGAAATCTATTCCAACTTCAAGATCAACATTAGGAAAAGTGCATGCAACCCTCATTACTGTCCCTGCTTCGTTAAATAAACCTAATTCAGAAATGTTTTGTATTTCCGTTGCTGAAGTTGCTATAAACTCGAACTCAATCCTATCTCCGTAAATTCTAATATCATCTACTGTTCCAGAAAGAACTACATTCTCTAACTCAAATCCAGAAGTATCAGGCATAACTCCTTTATTCCCAGTCCCCAACTTCCACTTGTTCGTAGACCGAATAAATGCATCTGCTGATTGATCGAAATATGTTCCATCATCAAAATTCCATTCTGATGCTGACCCCTCTACAGCCCCTTGATCAAAATAAGGCTTCGTAATATACCAATCGCCTAAAGTGCAAGTATAGATATCCCCAGGAACCCACATAGCCGTCCCAGACTCATCAGTCTCAGGTTGCATATATATAATGTAATGTGGGACAGTATTAGCAGGTCTTGTTCTTTCCACATAAGTCATCAAATTTCCGAATCCACCAGCTATCCACAAACTCGGATCTCCAGCAGACGTTTCGTATATCACTTTGTTGAGATATACTAACAACCCAAAATGTGGTGACTTGTAATACGAGCTATCAAACCCAGGAGGATTGGTTCCCTCATCTCCAGCATACCAATCTGCTAACTCAAAGTATGTATAGTCATTCGTATACATATCTTTTACTTCAATATCCAACCCCAAAAGATAAGCTATATACACTAGTGAATGATATGTCCCTTTTATCTTATACCAATCAACAGCTTGAAGAACTTGTCGTCTCTTTTCAGCTAAAGTCGTTTCTTCCTCAAGAACCAATGTAAACCCTATCTGCTCTGCTAACCTCATTATATACTCATCACCCACCATATATGGATCAAGCAGATACTGAAGTTCTTCTGTATACCTCAACCAAGCCCCAACAAATTGACCTACACTTGCAATATACTGCTGTAGCAACAGAGAATCGTGAAACTTATCTGGTATCAATGGCATCAAATCAAGAAACTCAGTAAGACTCAACTTACAAGTAAAATCCAGTAAAAAGTTGAAGTCAGCATAAGACAATGCCTCCATCCTAAACTTCTCCGGATAGGGAGTCATTGTAAGTTCTATTTCGTCAACTTTTGCGGCATCTTCATCAAAATGAAGACCATCATTGAAACACCAAGACATCAATCTTGCAGTATCAAATACAGCTTCGCTACCAGGAGCAACCTCTAGCAAAACTGTTAATTCTGAGTCTCCTGTATCCACCATATTATGAACTACGCGGAGTTTCTTGAATACAGTTCCAGTATCTTCATTCCAATCGCTCCAAGTTGTAGTAGCTCCATCTGTTATACCTATCCTTGCTGAATTAGCACTCGCATATACCCTACATTGAGCCGTTAATGTCCTACCAGTGTAATCCATATAAGTGGGGACTGATTGTTTGAGATACCCACCAGTAGTCCCACCATTAACTTTAGCTCCATAAGTGCCTTGAAATTTAATAGTCGGGTCTGCTGAGACAGAAGCATCCAATCCCACAAGTTCCCAATTATCAGGTGGATCAGAAGAAGTAGTCCAATTTTCGAAGTCAAAGTTCTTCGTAATGGACATATTAACATTAGTTCCGAATAATCTATAAGTGCTCATTTCTCTCCTACTTCGCTTTAACCCTCAAATAAGCATACAGAGTATCACCATCAAGAATAGTTCTCTCCACAGGGAGGTTTAAATAAGCAATTAGTAGACCAGTATTATCAGATGATGTAGCCAGAAAACAAGTATTTACTGGCCCTATGTCTCCACCACTTGCAGTCCAAGATATTTCTTTCGATACAACTCTCCAATCCAAAGAATCAACCTCTATAGTTGGCCATCCAGTTGCACTCCTCTCTATAGTGCATGGTGCATACCCATAAGTAGAAGATGGCTCATTAGAAATTGTATTCAGAGTAGACGATTCGATTAGAGAATCTCTGCAAAGTCTTGCATAAAAAGTTGTGGGGGATTCAGTATTTCTGAAATAAGAATTTAATACATTCTTCTCTCCCTCATTAACGAGAGTATTCTGAATGTCTTCTTCCCAAAGAGTTTTCCCATCACTAACATACCTCAAATGCCACATCCCTTCATACCAAGGATGAAAACTCCTATGCTCTTTCATTTGTCCTCCTATATTGTTTTCAGTATACGCTCTAATTCTGAACTTATCTTAAATCTATCTCTATTTATATCAAATGATTGCTCAATAGTCCCTGGAGGTTTATGTCTTTTAGCAGCAGCTTTCCAATCACAAATCATTTCTATCATATCGTATATATTCATACCATCAACACCATTTTTATAGAACTCCGGATGATGGGAATTAACAAGATAATGTTCTTTCACACTATCCTTTATGTCCTCCAACAAAGCTTTATACTCGTCTGACCCGTATTTAACTTTTGCAAGCTTTCGAACAACAACAGAAAACCCTTTGGATTCTTTGTTTCTAAACTTGCTCATATCATGAACTATAGCCCGATAAGTTAATTTCAAACATACCCTTTGCATCTCTACAAATACTAAGAGCTTGTGTTTGATTATCGAAGCTATGTGCACTATATAACCAATCATATCATGTTATATACAACAACTAATTGACTATCACTAAATATACCTACACTTTGGTCATTATCAAAAGTTACAAAGTATTTCATTTTCTTGCCTTGAATTACAGCTTCTGTAATATGCCCAAATTTCAAATACTTAGGAGAATTCCTGTCAATAACCTTAACCTTCATACCTACAATAAGTCTTGACATAACTAACCCTCCAAGCTTGTATCGTAAGATACATCAGTAAAATGGACTTCCTCTAAATTAACAATTTGATGTCTATCAACTATAATGTCACCATCCTCGTCTTGCTCATATACTGCAGAAACTATATCTCCAGAATCTAGATCAGGCGAGAAGTTTATTCTCAATTCACCAGTAGTATAGTCAATTGTTCCATCAACAGAATAAATAGAGGAAGAATCCGTAAATCCACCTGCTCCATCATCAACTGCCGTTAAATCCTCGTTTACGTATATCTGAACAGATTCTTTCTTTATAGGAGTAGCATTAAGAGAAGCCCCATATTCATAAATAGAACTATAGTAAGCATCAAGCTCTTTATAAAGCTTCAAAGTCATATGACAATAGGATACACCTTCTACTTCTTCAATAAGATTGATAATATCCGATTCCCTCTTATCCACACCTAATTTAGCCGTAGTCCCTAACTCAAAATATGTTGCTACAGCTTCTTCTACTGCAGATTCAACCTCGGATAATGTATACCCATTAAGAACTTTTAACTCAACCACTGGATAAGCATATAGAATATCTGCATCCACATACGAATACCTAACTGTCATCATCGAATAATCATAGAGATAATCTGTTATTTCATCCTTAAAATTCTCGTCTGGAAGAGCCCAATTCTGCAAAATTATGACTATCTTCAATTGGTTGAACATATCATAGTTAGGTGGGTCTTCCTCATTCTCCCCCCAAACATTGCAATTAGCAACTCCTGCATAGTTATCAATTAAAGCCATAAAATCTGACCGTGTTACAGCTCTATCTCCCGTAGCAAAAACTCTAGGAGCCTCATTCCTTATTTCTTCTGCGTCTTGGGCATCATCACCCCCTAAAAACAAATGAAGTGCTGATGGATCACTACTTGCATTAGTTACCGAAATGTTCGAAACAACAGCCCCATCGGAATCATATAAAGTAGAGTTCAATGTAGTTACTTTACCCTCTTCATATACATTGCCCTCTAATCCCTCCGTATGGATTACAATAAACTTTATGACATCCCCTGCCGATGGAGCTAATCCAAATACACCATCTCCAAATAAAACAGATACAGTGTCGTCCAACTCATATCTAACCATATAGTGTTTGGACGTATTAACAGAATCAATAAATGAGTCAACTTCCTCCCATAATACTCCATTAACATACACCAATGGATAAGAGTCCTCTATATCAGTATAAGCAATGTTATATACTTGCGATGTTCCACCAGCAGAGGTCTGCTCTATTTCTTCCTTATACCCCTGCATTGCAGTAGCTTCTACAGATGCTGGATAAGTTGAACTGCCTTTTAGCACAACATCACTAGTAACTATAAATTTAACCCCAGTAGTGGATTGACATTCAGTGTATCGAGGTATGTATATGTTCTTAGTATGAACGAAATTTCGTGTAAATGTAAGAGTCCCTGTAGCTCCAACTTTTCGTTTGGGTTGATAATTCAACAGCCTAACTATGTTGATTACAGATGAACGATTAGATGCAGTCCCTATATATGACTCTTCAGCTCGTCTTTCAATATAGTAGAGGACAAGATTGGCTACATAAGCATATAACTCAATCAACATCTGACCAGTCCCAGAACGGTATGTATCTATCCAAGCACTTTGAAGCTTCACTCTATTTATCAACTGAAGCATTAGAGCATCAAAATCATAATCCACATAATTAAGTTCGTTTCCCGCCATATCTAATCCTCCTATGACATCACAACTTGTCTTCGGTATTGAAATGTCTCCGAATATTTCCTTATTCTGAGGGAGAGCACCAATTCAACCTGATTGTTATCCGGAAAAGCAAAAAAGCTAACACTTAATACTTCTACTCTATCGTCCCATCTCTCAACAACTTCTTTTATCGCATTTGCCGTTCTGTTCTGTAATTCTGGAGTTATCGGATCAAATAGAAAACCATGCAAAGGACTTGCAAATTCAGGAAGCATGCATCTTTCACCAAGCTTCGTCCCTAATATGTTATCAACAGAAGAGTAAACAGCATCTATGTTCTTTGATATCTTAATTCTACCCATACTATCTGTCTGTAGAGAATGATGAAGTTCCGACCAAATAGTCGGAGGAGTTGTTTTAGTAGTTGATACGACTATTCCCATATATTTCCCCTTTTATATTCACAATGAGCTCCCTATTAGCTTTACCTCAATTGTGAATTTCAGATTTAGCTTCTTGTTCGTCCCCAGCAACTCTATTGAAAACTGCAAGAGCTGTTTGATCGAATTTTCTCTGATTTTCTGTCCAGTTAGCTTTTTCCATTATATTGTGTGATACACAACCAGACAGAAATAATAGAAACGCTTCCCCCAACAAAATTACTATTACATAAATCTTCATAAGTCTCTTCACGGTCTGAACACCCATTGGCTGCCATCACTTATTATTGCTGCTCCCGCCCATTTGCCTTTCAAGAAAAAGTAAGTATCATCTTGAATATTAGGCGGACAATTGATTATAGTTTTTCCGTTATCTAATCTTTTAAATAGATATATTAGCCCCTGATAATCACTCGCATTGGGACAATTTATAGTCCCAGAACCGCTAAGCATTATCAATCCACCATGTTCGCCAGTTAATGTCCCACTGCTCATAGATTTGACAGTGTGCGAAAATGCCCTATGTATATCTTGTTTGGTAGCTATAGGTTGAGTATATACGTTACCTCCTGGTTGTAGCTCCAAATATGTCCCAGTGGATTGGTATAACCTCCAAAGACTGGTTGAATCGTCAATATAGAGCTGATTTCCAGATTTTGTCTTGAATCCTCGGGTATACGGGTAATCCGTTGTCCTAAAATCAGGAAGTCCGTAAGAGGCAGTAGGAGCTTCTGCAAAGTAAACAGGTTGGTAAATATCCCCCATTTCGAAAAATACAAACACAAATGTGCCAATATCAGGTGGATTGAACGATCCGTAAGATACCCAAGTAGAGGAATCATTAGGGTCAGGCTTATACAATCCAGCCCCAGAAGATAGGGCAAATGCAGGTTTTGCCCAAGGTAGATATTCTTTGTCATCTTCTTCTATGTCGCCAAACATAGGGTAAACTTGAACTTGAACTCTACCATACTTAGAGGGATCGTTGTTATCAACAACTTTGCCTCTGTATATTCCCGAAAATTTTAAGTGTTTCTCTAACAGCTCCATTATAATACCGTTTGCCTTTTCCTTGTAGCAGGGACGAGTGAATTCTTAACTTGAGTGTCTATACCATTCCTCGACAATAGTAATTTTGTGAGGAATGTGTTTCCGATAGAGTGGACTACTTTTTCTACTAACCAATACCCAGAATGTTGATAAGTAAACATTCCACCCACCGTGCTTTGCGGGAAAACTACCATAACAACATCTCCAGGACAAATATTCGGCAGACCTTTAGAATCTATCCACATATATATCAGTTGAGCCAATCGATCAAAATAATTTGCCTTTACCTTACCCTCGAAATCGTTTGTAAACTCATTATTTGTCCCAAGAAATTGAATTGAGTCACTATCCGTTGAATCACTCCCATCTACAAGAAAATAATCTGTTAATGAGTAAAAGTCTTTTATTTCGTAATAATCTGATATCCATTCACTTTCATCATAATCAAAGTAAGAGTATTGTTGTCTTTTTGAGCCAAAAGTTCCTAATGTCTTGTAATTATCGAATATCCTATATTTGAACACCTCGTTATAATCCTGATATGGTTTGTCATTCACAACAAACTTATACCCTATTGGAGAAGCGTATAATGTCTCTAAGCTCTTAAATACGAAAACAGGTTTTCCTCTCTGACATTTGATAAAGGCTCTAAATGCTACTTGATCTTTCAACCCTTTCGCATTATCTTTCAGCCAATTTATCATTTGGGCATTAGTCCAATTAGGCTGTAATATCTTCGTCTTTACAGACAAAGAAGCATCTATTTCATAATTGCTAATCCCAAAATCGTCTTCAACCATTTCTGCGAGGAAGTCCCTTATAGTATCATATCTAGCCCTTGTATAATTAGGGACCAATAACTTGTCTATATCTAATATCCCCTCTATGTCATACGTGGTTACAGTGCTAAATCTGTATATAGGCTTCCTCCTATACACACAAAAATTAAACTCATTTGTATTGGCTTTCTGTGCAAGATCATTTTCGTTATCATAACTAACTTGTATATATACTTTACTCTTTGTTCTATCAGAGGGAAGGATATGAGTAAAAATGCCCATAGCATCCTTCAACCTAATCCTAAAGACAGGTAAAAGTTTGTTCATATCCTGAACTATAGTAAATTCCTCTATAGTAGTGGGGTTTATTGATACGTCGTCATCCCCAAACCGTAATACAACAGAATAATTGCCTATAAGCTTACAACTCATTACCTCATCCTATACTGTTTGTAAAAAGAATATATATCCAACATATTTGGAATAGTTAATAACCTTCCTACTTCTAGTTCGTGAAATGGATCGAATACCCCATTTACTAGCATAATAAGCCAATAATAATTTACCGTTCCGTAGCATTTATACGAAATTAAATCAGGTCTCATCCAATCAACTGCATCAACCCTATAATAACTGACAGGATATTTCATAGTGAACTTCGATAAGTTGTTATACATCATATCAAGTTCTTCTACAGAATCCTTAACAGTTGTGTTAAAAAATAATGTCCTATTGATACCACACCTCCGTATATTATGCTCCAGCTACCCCCACTTGATAAACATTGTCAAGTTGTTCCTTTATCATTATTTCGTATGTCTCAAATATCAAATTTACATCTGCACTTATGGGATACCCCTCAGAAGTATATTTTGTGCTAAAGTCAACATTTACCTCTTTTATAATCACACTATCAAATTTCCACAAAGTGCCAATCTGAATAGTAATCTGATCTCCATATTGTTGAATTTCTGGAAAAGGAGATGGTCCAGGAGGGGCTAATGTCACAAAACTCTCCAAATTGTTTCTGTCTATTAACTGTCCTATAGAAACTCCACCTATCTGAAATGGTATTGGAGTCCTATTAGGTAAAGCAATCTTCTTTAGATTCAGACAAGGGTAAACAACTTCTCTCAATGCATCTCTAACGGCTTCAAACCTAAGAGGTAAAGTTATTTTAATGGGACTTGTCCCCTTCCATATCCTTCTTGATGTAATACTTGTTACTGCAGAAGCAGTTCCTCCTGTTATAACTTGTAACCCTGCATTTATTTGATCGAATCCTGGAATACTCCCAATCAAGGGTTCCCAATCAGAAGTAACATTGAACGATACCTTGTCTTGTAACAATGCAATAATAGCTTGTTGTCCCCTCCTGCCGAGATAAGTGCTATATATCTTTACTTTATATGCTTCTGGAATATCAAAGTTGTCGGAAGTCCACCCACTTCGCCCTCCTGTGCTAAACCCAGGAATTTGTTTGTTCATCATACTTGAAAGAGTATCCTGAACCGCAGAAAACACTACTGTTCCTATTTGAGTCTTCATTCCTGGTGTAGAAGAGGCAACTTGAGTGACAGTTTGAACAACTGTATCCAAAAGTTCATCTTTGGTAACAGTTGACAAATTAGTAGGCAAATAGTTACCTGCACCTTGACTCGACCTTTTTACCATATTTAGATTTACTATATTACCAGAGGGCATTATTCCTCCTCGCAAGATAATCTACCACAAGCATGCTTGTGAATAAGAGGATCTGCTACATCATGCCTATCCCCAATGAAATTAGTCGATGTTTTACCTGATTCTGATAATGTCTTAATTAGATCCCTCATTTCATCTGTAAGCTTCAACAATTCAGGAGATAAAGTATTTTCAGGGACTTGTCTTTGAATTTCTGGGATTGGTTTCTCAATTTCATTTCTGTCTTTCTGTATGAGATTCGCCTGCGATTTAGACATAACAGCTGCTACTGAAGCTTCAGAAGTAGCATGCTGCATATTAGTCAGAACTTCCTCGGAAATAGATTTAGGTTCTTTAGGCTTATTAGAACCATATCTAAGCCAATCAATAACGCCTCTTTGTATTGACCCTGTAGGAGCATAATCATCTAAAGTCCCAAAACCTCTACCTTTGCCAAGATTCTTACCTAAAGTCTCACTAGCTCTTAAACCAAGACCCGTAGTCCAAGATGCTGTAAAATCAGCAGGACCACCTGCTCCTCCCATATTAGGTGTCCACTGAACTCCCATATTCTTTGCAGCAAAAAACGAAAGAATAGCAGCTAAAGAACCAGCTATAGCAGAAAGCAATCCAGTTATAGCAGTTAAACCAGTAGTAAATAAGAGATTATTAGAAAGTTTAGGTTGTTCTTTCCTACCCCGAACTGCATAAAGCATCTCTCTTGTCCAATATGCCTTATCCCACATCTTGTCAAAGAAATACCATATAGGCATCGCTGAGTTCTTAAGATAACCTTCGCCAACTCTTGCTATCTTCTTTGAAGGCATAGCTCCAACATCCGACATCGACAATTCCCATGCCCTTTCTCTTTCATTTCTCGCTATTCGAGCATAGGGTGTCTCTTTTGGGGGTCTTCCCATAGCTCTTGGTTCATACCAAGGATTGTTATAGAGAGGATTAAATGTCAATCTACCCTCAAACTCGTCTTGTGCTAATCCTCCTACCCTCTTGCCAGCTATTAAAGCACCCTTCTTCGCTTTTCTATCTATTCTCCATTGTCGTATCCCCTTGTAGACATCACTAATTGTATGATACCCAAATTTAAGAAATCCTGAATACGGACCAAGAACAGTGTCCATCAAGGAACTTCCAAGTCGTATCATTCCCCCCATTTGTTCTGGGAAATACTCTTTTAAGAACCCTAACTTACTCCTCTTCTTAGTAGGCTCTTCTACACCACTGAGTTGCATATTCTTCTCAAGTATCTTCCCATAAGAGTCAATGTCTTTTATATCCCATTTTGTTCTGTCGTATATGTCTTTTACAGCCTCTTTGAGTTCCTTGTTTCTGCCAGCCTCTTGAGTCAGATATGCAGTCTCATTTACAAGCAACTCTCGATTCTTAACTATCTTCTCATAATCCGAAATGTGGATCTCGCTACTTTTTCTAGACAAGATAGCAGATATCGTCCTAATAGTAGCATTAGCAGTATTTCTTACACCCTTTATTCGAGACATCATCTCATCCGATCCAGCAAATACCTTCGCCAATTCCCCGAAATAAGCAGAATACCTATGTTTGATATTCTCGCTTATCATGCTAAGCATTGCTCGAATCTCACGAGTAATAATTGCGTTACCTTTAGCATCAAATATGCCTTTTACTATATCAAGACCTTCGTCTTTCTTCTCTTTCATCGTTTTTCTCCACGAAGTAATTTACGCCATCTCTCGTTTTCTTGTTTTATTTCTTCATTCATTCTACCCTCAAACCACTCCAATTCCTTGATATCCATATTCTCAATCTCAGTTATTGACATTTTCAGGTAATACATCAGCCGAAATTGTTGTTCCAACACAACTGGCAAGTTCCTGACCATACGGAAGAAGTAGTCTGGGGTGAAAGGGTACGGCAACAATGCCGTTACCTCCGCATGAGCATTTATACTCAGTTAGCATATCCGGGCCATGTTGAAATTTCTCCTGAACAAATCGTATCTTAGCTGTATCTATAGACGGAAGATCATCTATCAATGCCTCTTTCTCTACTATATTCAAATTATCGTCAACTATAGTATGAGCAAACCTATAACTCCACGAATTCTTACCACTCTTCTCGAAATCACTTATGGATATTTCATCTGATACCCTAAAAAGCCTAACATTCAATATCCTCTTATCCGACAACTCTATCGAATACGGTTCTTGAAAATCGTCTGGAAGTTCTACGCTCTCTATCTTAGAAAAATCTACTGTCTGTTGGAATGTCTTCCCACAATGATCGCAGGTTACTTCAATCATATGATCTTTTCCAAAACTATTTACAATCTCCCAAAGGATAATATGCATCCTATCCCCAAGAGTAAGTTTAATAGGATCAATACCTTGAAGAACTCCTTTGAGGACAGTAGTCAATTTTCTTTCAATATTGTCAGAATTTATCTCGGCAATGAGTTTTTCGTCTTTACCTTTGAGAGTTCTTATCTTGATGTCTTCTGGTTTGACATCTTTGTAAAGACGGCATTTGGACGGGAGAGGTAGCGGATAATAGATTTCATTTCCCATAGTAGGGCTCCTTTGTTTTTGTTTGGAGTATTCATAGCTTTTCAATCATATCCACATTTAATACAAATTCTAACTTTACCACTTCTTCAGTAGAGTAAGACAAATTATATGCAGGCATATTCTTCGGGAACAATCCTCGTAACTTATATCGCTCAACTTCTTCCCCTGTTGTGCTATACATAATTATGAATCCCTCTTTGGAATAGTTTGCTTTGGGGAAATATGAGCCTGTTTTCGATACTATCTTCTCTCTCCATTGATAGAAATACTCAGTTACAATATCGGGGTTGGGTTTTAGAAATGTAGCTGTAACTTCTGTTATCTCAAATAACCCAGCATACCCCGCCCTAAATGGACCATACCTAACTACAGATAAATCGTTCATACTGTAGTCACCAAACTTTACTTCTTGACAAAGTTTGCTAACTTCAGTCCCTGGAACTCCACCTAAATCAGGGAGCAGAAACTCCCACATATATGACCGTTGAAATTTCTGCTCCCTAAACTCTCTAGTTACTTGTCCGATAATCATATCGAAACCTATCTCACTTGATTTTTGTGCGTTCAGAAACCAACTTCGAAGTCAAAACTTCTCCTTCACTTGCCTTACTGATAGTCGGTTTTTCTGATGCACTAAGTTTGAACTCCCTAAAAGAAGAGTCCCTAATCTTTGACAACTCCGGAAATTCCTTCTCTAGCCTTTCTATCTCTATATCACAATTCTCCTCGTATTCAGGTTTTCCCAGATATTGAGCTCTCTTCTTTTCGTAAACCCAAGACTTATAGTAATCAAGTGTCTTTTGATCCATTACTGTATCCCAAACAATGCTTTCACAACATTAACAGTCCCATTAGAGAGAGCTGTTCCTACAGTGCCCAAATAGTTTATTATTGCCATAACAGCATTCTGCAACATTTTTCCCCCTTGTTCTAAGTTGTGCTACCTTCAACATCATCATACGCAAAAGTAATCGTATACCTTACAACATCTTCAGCATCATAGCTAAGAGGCACTTCAGCTATGTCCTGAACATAAGCTCCCACAAGCTTTATCTTTCTAGTGTTCTCTCCCTTAGTGGATACTAACTGCAAATATACATCTCTCTTAATAGCATCGTCTCCGAGACTCTTCCCATCATTATCAACTGATGCCATCAACCAAGGTCGAAGAGAGTCAATAGATTTCTCATCTTCTCCTTCCAAGA